TGCCTACAAGACCAGCCATCGCGAGCACCTGGTTGCGAACTTCGGCAGCTATGTCGAGCGCACCCTGGAGAAGGTGCGCAAGCTTCCGGGCATGATCCCGATCAAGAGCTATTCGCCGCGCGACTGGATCCTGCATCTCGAGGAGGCCATCGACCGCAAAGCCGCGATCTTCTCCTATCCGCCGTTCTACAAGGGCGGCTATGAAAAGATGTTCGAGTTCCTCGCCGAGAACATCAAATGGGACGCGCCCCGATATGAGCTGTTCGATCCCAAGGCGCTGCGCGGCCTCATCGAGCGCGTGCGGCAGGCCGGCGTCCCGTATTGCATCCTCTCGGACCAGATTTACGACGATCTGAAACCGGAGCTGGAATTCGTCTCCGGCCGCGGCCACCCGCACTACTGCTACGTGTCGACCGGCAAGTCGTCATACCTGCAGCTCGTGCCGCGGTCTGCGCCGTTCCGCTACAAGCCGATCGACCTCGACAAGATCAAGCCGGATTCGGTGGTGACGATCGGCCGGGCCGATGCCGCCCAGATGACGTTCCTCAAGGACGTCTACCTCAAGAAGGGCATCACCCACACGCCCGGCATGGTGAACTACCTGGTGCGCGTCGACGACATGCTCGTCGGCGGCCTGATCTACAACCTCGACAAATTCGCGAAGCGGTCGATCTACCTGCTGTCCGACTTCGCCATCTCGCGCGAGGGCAGGTTGTCGAAGCTCGTCACCAGGCTCGCCTGCAACGGCGAGCTGCTGCGCGACATGGGCAAGCGCTTCATCGACCGTTTCGAGAAGGTGCAAACCTCGGCGTTTTCAGACCATCCGGTCTCGATGAAATATCGCGGCATCTTCGAGCAGACCAAGCGGGAAGAGATAGACGGGCCGGAAGGCAAGTATCGCCTGCATTACGTCGGCGCCCGCATCGACGAGACGCCGCAACAAGCGTTCGAGTGGTGGTATGGCAAGCACTTCAAGCGTTGACTGGAAGGCCCTCGATATCGAGGCGCGCCAGGTTGATCCGAAGACGCTTCGCCGCCGCGAGAAGAACGCGCACTACATGGCACCGGCCATGTTCAAGCGCCTTGTCGAGAACGTCAAAATCGATGGCCGCCTCACCACCACGGTCCTGGTGTGCCAGAACAAAGACGGCTCTCTCGAGATCCTGTCCGGACATCATCGCACGGCCGCCGCGATCGAGGCCGGCCTGCCGCTGGTCGACGCGCTCGTGATCACCACGCTGTTGACGGAAAAGCGCAAGGTGGCGATCCAGCTCAGCCACAACTCGATCAACGGCGAGGATGACCAGTCGCTACTTGCCCAGCTCTACGCCTCGCTCGACATCGATGCGAAGAAGTTCTCCGGTCTCGATGACAGCGTGCTCTCTGGCGACAAGGGACCAGGTGCGACCGCGCTCGGCGGGGCGAACATCAAATACGACGAGCTGCTATTCTCCTTCCTGCCGGAAGACCGCGTGCGTTTCGAGGTCGAGCTGGAGGCACTCGCCAAAAGGGCCAAGCGCTTCCGCATCCATGCCGCGCCGCAGTCGAAGTTCGACGAGTTCTTCGACGCCATCGTGCGCACCAAGAGCCAGCTCAACATCGTCAATTCGGGCATCGCCCTCTCAGTCATGGCGCGCCTTGCCGGCGAGCGGCTGGATCAACTCGAAGCGGAAGCGGAGGACAAATCCGATGCGGCATGAACTGCCCAGCTTGCGCGGCTCGTTTCCCAAGCCCGAAGCGCCCATCGCCGGCCCGCCATTCGGCACCCCGTTTATCGTGGTGCTCGCCATCCTGTCGTTCACCTTCGCCGTGTGCCTCGCACGCGTCCTCCTTCCGTGATCCAGATGCATTCGTGTGTGTGTAACGTAGTGCCGGTGGTTAGCGTGGCCGCAGCGTCAAGCATTATGGGTCAGTTTGCATTTCGGCGCATGTTTGCAGACCTTATGCCCAGCAACGCTTTGCGGCCCGATTTGACCAGCACAATCGCATTCGGTTCGGCTCGCGGCATGATGTCCATGGGTTGCGGGATGGGTGGCAAAAAAAAGAGCCATCCCGAACATTCCGAACACTCGCACGCGCGAGTCGTCCGGTGATCAAGACCACGACCAGCGTGACGACATCGAAGCCGAAGGCCAAGGCCAAGGCTGAAACGGCCACAGCGAAGCCGAAAGCCGAGCCGAAAAAAAAGCCGGCGCGCGGCAAGAAGAAGCCGGCCAGCAAGGCATCGCCTCCTGTGGCGCCGAAGCCTGCTCCCAAGCCTGAGCCGGCACCACAGCCGAAGCCGGCGGAAGGCAACCGGGGCGGGGCATCGCCGAAACTGACCGAGCGCGACGTGCCGCGCGTGATCGCGATGCTGCGCCAGTGCGGCGGCATCAAGACGGTCGCGGCGGAGAAGCTGAACGTCGGCCGCACCACGCTCTACGCCTTCCTGAACGAGCATCCCGAAATCCAGGAGGCCGATTCCGAGATCGCCGACGAGTTGCTCGACGTTGCCGAGGGGCAGGTGGTGATCGCGCTTCGCTCTGGCGATTTGCAGACCGTGCGCTGGTACCTGGAGCTCAAAGGCAAGGACCGGGGCTATGTGCGCCGCGTCGAGCAGACCGGCAAGAATGGCGGCCCGGTCGAGACGCAAGCACGGGCAAACCCGAAAGACTACACCGACGAGGAGTTGGACGTCCTGATTGCGGCAGCGCAACGACGGAAGGCCGCCGAAGCGCAAGGGTGAATTGAATGGCGCAGAAGTCTGCCGCCGCCCGCGCGCCGCTCATTGCCCCCGACCTCGAAGACCTGCTGATCGAGCGAGACCGGCGCAAGGCCAAGGGATCGTTCGCCGAGTTCGTCAAGATGGCGTGGCTCGAACTCGAGCCGGAGACGCCGCTGGTCTGGAACTGGCACATGCAGGTGGTTTGCGACCATCTGCAAGCGCTGGTCGAGGGCAAGTTTCTCGAGCTGGGCCTCCGCAACCGCCTCGTCATCAACGTGCCGCCCGGCACATCGAAATCGCTGCTCGTCTCGGTGCTGTTGCAAGCCTGGGAGTGGGGACCGGCCGGCCGGCCCGGCATGCGGTATCTGTCGACGGCGTATAACGACGGGCCGGTCAATCGCGACACCCGCAAATGCCGCGATCTGATCCTGTCTCGCTGGTACCAGGACCGCTGGCCCGAGGTTTATCTCAGCCGCAGGGCCGAGACCTCGTTTGCCAACAACAGCACCGGCACCCGCGAGGGCGTGGCGTTCGGCTCGCTCACCTCGCAGCGTGGCGATCGCCTGATCATCGACGATCCGCACTCGACCGAGACGGCGGAATCGGCGACCGAGCGCACCGCCACGACCCGCAAGTTTCGCGAGGGCGCGCAAAACCGCCTGAACGACCAGAAGCGCAGCGTGATCATCGTCATCATGCAGCGCCTGCATGAGGCCGACGTCACGGGCGTCATCCTCGACGGCAAGATGGATTACGTCCATCTGTGCCTGCCGATGCAGTTCGAGCCCGACCGCTGCTGCTATACCCCGGTCAAGGTTTCCAGTTCCGTCGGCGAGCCTATCCTGGCGCGCTATGACGCGAGCAAGCAGCACTGGTACGGCGAGAACGACAATCTGCCGGACGAGCGTCGCGCCGAGATCGAGGCGATCAAGCTCCAGCTCGTCTGGCGGCAGGATCCTCGCACCGTCGACGGCGAGATCCTCGATCCGATCCGCTTCCCGCCTGATGAGCTGAAACAGCTCTACAACGACATGACGTCGTATGCCGTCGCGGGCCAGTATCAGCAGCGGCCAGCGCCGCGCGCCGGCGGCATGTTCCAGCGCGCCTGGTTCGAGGGTCGCATCGTCAGGGCAGCGCCGAAGGGCACCATCTGGGTCCGCCATTGGGACTTGGCCGGCACGCGCGGCGGCACTGGCGCTCGCACCGCCGGCGTCAAACTCGGCCGCGATCCCGAGGGCCGCTACTATGTCGGCCATGTCGTGACGTTGCGCGAGGAAGGCAAGTCGGTCCGCAAGACGATCGAGACGCAGGCCGCGCTCGACGGCAAGACGGTCCACATCAGCCTGCCGCAAGATCCTGGGCAGGCCGGCAAGGCGCAGGTGCAGGATTTCGTCGCGCAGCTCGCCGGCTACAAGGTGCATGCCGAGGGCGAGACCGGCGACAAGGTCACGCGCGCCGAGCCGTTCGCGGCGCAATGCGAACACGGCAACGTCTACATCGTCGAAGGCGAGTGGAACACGCTCTACCTCGACGAACTCTGCCTCTTCCCAGCGTCCAAGCTGATGGACCAGGTCGACGCATCTTCCGGAGCCTTTACGAGGCTGCTCAACATCAAGGGGGCCATGGTGATCAGCGACGACGTTCTTCGGCGCGCTGCCCAGCCGGCGCCGCGATGATCAAGAAACTTTGGGGCGCATTGCGCCGTCGTTGGACATGCGGGCCAGTCGCCGACGTCCCTGCGTCGGCGCCGCCGGCAGCAGTTCCTCCAGGAGCGCGTCCTCCCACGCGCATCTCGGATGCGATGCTGTCGGCGATCCGCGCGCATGCGGCCGCACCAAAACAGCCGGTGCCGGTCTTCACCCTGCCCAAGCACCCTGATGGCGTGCTTCCGTCGGGCAATACGGGGCTTGCCATGGACAGCGCCGTCGGCGCGGTTCAAAGCTGGGCCAACGGCTTCGCGCTGAGCGGCTACTTCTCGGAGGGGATCACCTTCCTCGGCTACGCCTATCTCTCGGAGCTGGCGCAGCGCCCGGAATACCGGGTGATCTCCGAGACGATCGCCACCGAGATGACGCGGAAATGGATTCGCTTCACATCGAACGACGGCGATGACAAGGCCGACAAGATCGCGGAGCTGGAGGCCGAGTTCAAGCGCCTCAACGTGCGCGACATCTTCTGCCGCGCTGCCGAGCAGGATGGCTTCTTCGGCCGCGGTCACATCTACATCGACACCGGCGATGCCGACGATGCCGACGAGCTGCAAAAGCCGATCGGCAACGGCTGGGACAAGCTCAGCGTCACCAAGTTCGCTAAGAAGCCGATCCAGGCGCTGCGCACCGTCGAGGCGGTCTGGTGCTATCCGACCAACTACAACTCGAGCGATCCGCTCAAGGACAACTGGTATCGGCCCGACAGCTGGTATGTGCAGGCCAAGATCGTCCACACCTCGCGCCTGATCACGCTGATCGGTCGCGAGGTGCCCGACCTGTTGAAGCCGACGTATTCGTTCGGCGGCTTGTCGCTCTCGCAGATGTGCAAGCCCTATGTCGATAACTGGCTGGAGACCCGCCAGTCGGTCAACGACATCGTCTCGATGTTCAGCGTGTTCCTGCTCGCCACCAACCTCGGCGAGACGCTGCAGGCCAACGGCGACCAGCTCTTCCGGCGCGCTGAACTTTTCAATCTGGTCAGGTCCAATCGCGGCCTGATGATGATCGACAAGGATACCGAGGACTTCAAGAACGTCGCGGCTCCGCTCTCCGGGCTCGACGTGCTCCAGGCGCAGGCGCAGGAGCACATGGCGTCGGTGAGCCACATTCCGTTGGTCAAGCTGCTCGGCGTTCAGCCTGCCGGCTTGAACGCCTCCTCCGAGGGCGAAATCCAGGTCTTCTACGACTACGTGCATTCGTTCCAGGAACACCTGTTCCGCCCGCCGATCCACCGCCTGCTCGGCCTAGTGATGATCTCGCTGTGGGGCGAGACCGATCCTGGCATCGACTTCGAGTTCGAAAAACTCGAAGAGACCAACGAGAAGGAAGCGGCCGAGGTTGAAAAGACCAAGGCCGAGCGCGACGTCATCCTGATCGACGCCGGCGTGATTTCACCTGAGGAATCGCGCCAGCGCGTTGCCGGCGATCCGGACTCGGACTTCTCCTCGATCGATGTCGAGGACATGCCCGAGCTGGAGGAAGAGGAAAAAGAAGGCCTTGAGCCGAAGGGCAGCACGACGACCAAGTAGTGTCTCCGTTTGAACAATCCTACTGCCTCGACCAATGTCTAGCCTGGGATCGAAATGCTAGGTTTTTGTGCAGGAAACGCTCATCCTGAGAGTGCCGAGTCGGCACTATCGAGGAAACGCTTCCCGCCACCCTAACCTCAGGCCGTTAGTTTCTCGGCGAAGGCCACCAGCCGCGCCATCCGCCCGTTCAAGAAAGCGTCATAGTCGTCGTTGAACTCCTCCGCTTTACAGAAAGCCGACGCGAGTGTCTCGTCTACGTTATGCTCCGCGCCCCCTAAGTCCTTCAGATAAATAGAGGGCCGCTTTCGCCCAATGTTTCGGTTCTCTGCGGCACTCAAGAAACAGAAATTTGCGAGTATGTTTATAGATGCCTCATCATATCCCCTGTCCCGCAAAAATGCTCGCGGGTAAGTGTGATGAAATTCAGACCTATTGTAACTCTGCAGCACGCGGTTTTCCGGACAACAGGCTTTTTGGCGAGTTATTAGATAGCAACAAGACGAAGGTTTTTGTCGCCGCGGCGCCAACGCGAAACGAATTCCTGAAGAATGTCTCGTCGACTTTCAAATCGATATCGCCAAAGGTGTTTGGCCGACCATTTTTCAAAAGCTCGGCCTGCTCAATATCGTGGATAGTCGTCTTGCGCGTTTGGCTGGAATATCTGGCAGAAAAGCAAGTTCGCCAAAACCACCGTCTCAAACGTTGATAGGTCGCGGCGTTATAGACCACATCCTTTCCCTCGGGCTCAGCAAAGAACACGGCCAGCGGAACAAGCATCGACGGGTAGGGTAGGAGCTTTAGGTGCACCACCTTAAGCTGAGTTCTGAGAAAGTCGATCGCGCCGCGAATGCCTTGTTCAACGCGCGGGAATTGAGCACGGACATCTGAGCCGTTAAGGTTTAGTAGGGTTTCAGGACCTGGCTCCTTCGCCAAGATCCCGGCAACGCAACTCAGGATAAGATCGGAGTCGTCTCCAACGCCTGCGAACCCGAAGTCTGACAACTCGTCCCGGAGGTCGCGGAACTTATCCAAAAGGTCAAAATCCTCGCTCCAAGTCCAAGCAGAGAGGAGTTGCAGCGTATCCAGCGCAACGCCCAGATGGTTAATCCTCTCAAAGACGATTGCGACGATGGAGCGGTTTTCACTCTTCAGGATTTGAACCGGTATTGTGACCTCTTTGAACTTTTCCTGCAGCCTGTCGATGGCCGCGATTTTTGTCTTGTCCAAGTGATCGGTGTTGGCTCGATAGCCAACGGAATCAAACAAGACCCTCATAGGGAAATATCGATGACGCTCCGCCTCCCCGACTTTCTCCAATGCCACAAAAGCGCTGTCTTGAGGGTTGTCGCCTGCTTCCAGGTCGAAATAGATGTCCGTCCATTCAGGATTGGGTTCGGGCTTTAGTTCGGTCTGAAAGACCGTGAAGATAGATGTCAGACGCTGCTGCCCATCCAGCACATAGTCAATCGGATACTCGACCTGCGGGTCAGGTAAGGCAAAGGTGCCCAGATTGCGCTCAGCAGCTAATTGCTGCTTGGTACGCCAAAAAAGAAGCGATCCGAATGGATATCCCTTGTAGATACTGTCGAGCAGATGGGCTACTCGGTCCATCTCCCAGACGAACCCACGCTGGAACGCAGGTATTCTGATTTCACCGCTGGTGACCGCATCCAGTATCTTGCGTATAGAATAGGCCTGATAGTCCACTAAACCCTCCCCCAATGAAACAGACGTTTGCTTCTACAGCGATTCTGGCATGGTGGGGCCTTATTTTATGTGGGCCAACGGCACGTGGTACCCCGAAGTCTGCAATCGCCAGTCAGCCTGCAAATAATCGCCTGTCTGCTTTCTGTCATCTCGGCTATTGCCGGCAGCCTGCTGATTGAGTTTCGACCCCAGTGATGGAACGGTTTGTCAGGACGCCGGTGTTGCCGAGCCCGTGGCGACGGCAGATAGTGCCGCTCCCGTCACGACAGCAACGACCCCCGCTTGATCACGCTCAACCTCTGGGAACTCCTCAAAGCACAAACGCCCGACGATCGCGAGATCGCCGAGACGCTGAGGGATCGTGATGTCCAGCCTGCAACGTCGTCGGACGGCCAAGCGCAACGAAAAGGTGCTTCGCCCCGTCCGGCCCAACGTCGGGATCGAGACGGCCTATAGGGGCCGCCTGACGCGCTTGATCGACGCCATGAGCGACAGCGTGATCTACTGGCTGAAAGCGTCCTACCGGGCCAATACGCCCCGCATAGCGCAGGACGAGACGCCGGCGGATGCGCTGCGCCGATCGATCCGCAAGCTTGCCGCGCAGTGGACCAAGCGCTTCGACGTCGCCGCGGTGAAGCTCGGCGACTATTTCGCGCTCTCGGTCGAGAAACGGTCGAGCGCCGCCTTGCGCAAGATCCTGCGCGACGGCGGCATCTCGGTCGAATTCAAGATGACGGCGGCGATGCGCGACGTCGTGGACGCGACGATCCACGCCAATGTGGCGCTGATCAGGTCGATCCCCTCGCAGTATTTCGACCAGGTCGAAGGCGCGGTGGTGCGGTCGGTGCAGACCGGCCGCGACCTTGCCGGCCTGGTGCAGGATCTCGAGCGCTATTCCGGCATCACCCGGCGCCGGGCCGCCTTCATCGCGCTTGACCAGAACAACAAGGCGACAGCGGCCTTCAACACGGCGCGCCAGCTCGAACTCGGTATCGATGAGGCTGAGTGGCACCATAGCGGCGGCGGCAAGGAACCTCGCCCCACGCATGTCCAGGCCGGCCGCGAAAAGGTCCGTTACAAGATTTCGACGGGCTGGTACGACCCGGCCGTCAAGCGCTTCATACGGCCGGGCGAGGAGCCCGGATGCCGCTGTGTCGCCAAGCCGATCATCAAGGGCTTTTCATGACCGAGGGGCGGGCGGTCACTGCGCTTTGTTTTCCTCCGCGACAAGGGCAAGGGTGCCGCCGAAAATCGAGTTGGTCGGATGGGCGTCGCACCAGTTCCGGAGCCACAGATCGACGGCAGCATTATCGAGCTCGATGCTGGGCTTCCCGGGGGCGCGCATCATGTTAACGGCGCTGAGATAGCCGAGCACCCAATTCATGAAGTTCGCGCTCTCGTCGAAAAACTTCCTGCCATCGGCCATTCTGAGAATGGCCTTGCCTGGATGGTTATCTCCCTCTGCAGCCACAAAGGCACCGCATGTCTTGAGGCCGTAGCTGTAGATAAACGCGTTGGCATTTTCTGCACGGCACGGCGCCGTCGCTAGACCGAGAACGAGAGCTGACACAATACAGCGAAACATCGAATTTCCTTCCTAAGCGGCGTGCAGCGTCGGGATTGCATCGATCTCGGCGCGGAGAGCCTTCTCGGCCTGCTCCAGATCATAGTTGCGCTGGAGGTTGAGCCAAAGCACCGGGCCGTTGCCGACCAGCTTTCCAATGCGGAGAGCCATCGCCACCGTGACGGGCTGCTTTTCGTCCAGGATGTCGTAGAGCGTGCGACGCGAAATGCCGAGCAGCTTCGCGATCTCGGTCTTCGACACATTGAGCGACGGAATGACGTCTTCGCGCAGAAGCTCGCCGGGATGCATCGCGGGCAGGCCGCGCTTGATGGGTGTCGTGTTCATCAGTGGTAATCCTCTAATTCGACTTCGGTTGCGTCTTCGCCGTCCCATGCAAACGTGATGCGGTAATTGCCTGTGACGCGGACCGAATAGCGGCCCTTGTCGCGGCCCGAGAGGCCGTGGAAGTGATAGCCGGGAAGGTCCATGTCCTGCGGCCGCGCCGCCGCTTCCAAGGCCCGCAGGATGCGAGCGACACGCTTGTCGTCCTGAACGCTGAGACCGCGTGCTTTGCCGGTTTCGAAGAAGCGTTGCAGGGCTTTGTTTCGGAACGTCTTGATCATGCTTAGAGTGTAAGGCGCTACCTTACATAAGTCAACCAAAGTGTGAGGTCAAGCCTTACATTTAAGGAGCGATTTTCGATGCCTGCGAAGTCTGAGGCCCAGCGCCGCGCCATGTACGCAGCGGCCGAGGGTCGAGGCGTGCTCGGCATCCCGAAGGCGGTCGGCGAAGAGTTCGTCGGCAAGGACAGCGCGGGGCAGGCGGCCTCGCTGATGCTGGTCGCGCCCGATGGCGATGTCCTGGTGCTCCGGCGCTCGTCGACCGATACCAGCTGGCCCGGCCATTGGTGCTGGCCCGGTGGCAAGTCGGATGAAGGCGAAGACGCCGAGACGACGGCGGCGCGCGAGACCACCGAGGAGATCGGCACGCTGCCGTCTGGCGCGCGCCAGCTCATCGATACGCGCGGCACCCCGAATGGCTGGGTGCATCACACCTTTGCTCAGGCCGTCGAGACGAAATTCGCGCCGGTGCTGACCGACGAACATTCCGGCTATGCCTGGGCTCCCCTGCGCTCGCTGCCCGAGCCGCTGCATCCGGGCCTGCGCGACATGCTGGGCGAGCGGCTTGGCATAGCGGCCGACATGTCGCCTGAGGCATGGGACTCGCTGCGCTCCAACTTCGTGAAGTGGACGAGGGGCGAAGACATCGTGATCGAGGGCGCTTGCCCGATTTGCGGCGGCACCGGCGAACTCGCTGGACCTGGGATCGTGTGCGACGAATGCCGCGGCACGGACGCGGTGGCACAGGCCAACGACGCGCTCGCCATGGATCGCAATAGCGTGCGCTCGTTCGACCAGGACGGCCATCTGCGCGTCGAGATGACTCCGATCTCAAAGGCCAACATCTGCCCCTACTATGGCCGCGAAATCCCGGACTTCGAGGCGCTGGCGCTCGATCCCGAGCGCATCTATCGCCTGTACCGCGATGCGGACGAGCTCGCGAAAGCCGCCCCGACCTTCGTCGGCAAGCCGCTCTTGCTCAAGCACATCCCGGTCAGCGCCAAGGAGCACCCGCGCGAAGCCGTGGTCGGCGCGCTCGGCGATGCCGTCGAGTTCCATGCCCCCTATCTCATGGCGCCGCTCAGCATCTGGGATGGCGCTGCAATCGCGCTGATCGAATCCGATCGGCAGAAAGAACTTTCGAGCAGCTATCGCTACCGGGCCGACATGACGCCCGGCACGCTGGCTGGAGAATCCTACGACGGCGTGATGCGGGACATTTCCGCCAATCACGTCGCCTTGGTCGAGGAAGGCCGCGCCGGGCCTGATGTTGTAGTCGGCGACAGCAAAATGGAGATCATCACGATGAAGAAAGCAGCACTGCTGTCGCGCATGGCGTCCGTCGCCCACGGCGCGATCCTTGCCCACGTCATGCCTAAGCTCGCCGCCGATCAGAAGATCGATGTCAGCGCGGCTCTCGCGGGCGTTACGGCCGAAAACTTCAAGGCCAAGCGCCCCGCTATCCTCAAGGCAGTCGGTAAGGCCGCCGAGGGCAAGCTCGCCACCGACGCCAAGCTCGACGGTCTCGAGGGGGTTCTCGTCGCGCTCGACGAGGTGGAGGTCCAGGAAGCCATGGACGAAGACGACGAGGAGGAGGACGACAAGAAGAAGAAAGCCGAGGACTCCGAAGAGGAGGAGGACGAGGACGAGAAGAAGAAAAAGGCCGAAGACGGCGACGAGGACGATGACGACAAGGTCGACAAGAAGGCCATGGACGCGGCAATCGCCGCGGCTGTGGTGCAGGCCAAGACCGAGGTCCGCGCCGAGATGCTCAAATCGGCCGCCGAAGTGCGCGCCGCCGAGGAGGCCGTTCGTCCCTACATCGGCAAGCTCGCCATGGCCCATGATAGCTCGGATGCCGTCTATCGCACCGCGCTCACCTCACTCGGCGTCAACATCGATGGTGTCCATCCCTCGGCACTGCCGGCCATTCTCAAGGCCCAGCCGCTACCTAGCGTCGGCGCACCGAAGAAGCCGGCCGTCGCCCTGGACGCTGCCGGGGTGAACTCGTTCTACGAGCTTTTCCCAGCCGCCAAGACCCACATCGTCAAGTCGCTCTAAGGCGAGCGGCTTTCCCTTCCAAGCCCGTCGAGCCGGCCAGCAAGCCGGCTCTTTTCATTTAGGAGATCGCCCATGTCTGGGTTCCAGACGCAGGTTGCCTACAATCCCGCCCCCGCTGTCGAGGGCGATTTCGCTTCCACCAATCCCCGCTCTACAGTCCTTGCCGCCGCTGGCGCGCTGGTCTGCGGCGCGCTAGGTGCTGTCATCGGCCGCTTCGCTTGGCTGAGTTATGTCCAAGCCGACAGCGACAATGCGCCGGCCGTGGTCAACACCTTCGGCACCGGCCCGGTCGCAGGCTTCGTCCATCGCGAGCAGCAGGGCCTGATCGAGCAATACCTGCAGGAATCGACGATGCTGGTCCCGGCCGGCTTTCCCATCACCGTCTTCGATGGAGGCGATTTCTGGGTGAAGAACGCCGGCGCGACGCCTGCCCTGGTCGGCCAGAAGGTCTACGCCAACTATGCCGATGGCACGGCGACCGCTGCTCCGTCCGGCTCGCCGAATGGCGCGACCACTTCGGCCGGCTCCATCGCAGCCGGGACCAGCGGCTTCCTGGGCTCCATCGTCGGCAATGTGCTGACGGTAACGACGGTCAACTCGGGCACGATCTGCCCCGGCACCACGATCTCGGGCACCGACGTCGTCTCCGGCACCAAGATCATACAGCAACTCACTGGTACCCCGGGCGGTGTGGGCACGTATGCGGTCAACATCCCCGACCAGGACGTCGACCCCGGTACAGAGATTTCCGGCACCTATGGCGTGTTCACGGCGGGCGGCACGATCGTTGGCGTCTTCGGCGTCGGCGACACGCTGACCGGCGCTGGCATCACCGCCGTCACCACTATTACCCAGCAGCTCACTGGCCCAGCCGGTGGCGCTGGCACCTATGCGGTCGATGTCAACACCATAGTCAACGCGGCTGCGCTCACCGCGGCCACCAACGTCGAGACCAAGTGGACCGTGCGTTCCTTCGCGCAGCCCGGCGAGCTGATGAAGATCAGCTCTTGGCCTCAGGGCTAAACCCGCCGTCAATCTGGAAACCATGCGCCGCAAGTCGGCGATCTGTGAGGATAACCACCATGAAATTTCACGACTTCGATCAGGCCGCTGCGGCGTGGACTCAGCATCGCTCGATGTTCGAGCAGGCCGGTATCTACCTTCCCGATGCACGCGCCTACATCGTCGAGGCGTTCCGCACCAATCATCTCGCGATGGATGCACAGCCTCAGCTAGCGACAGCACCGAACGCCGGCATTCCGGCGTTCCTCACCACGCTTGTGGATCCTGAGGTCTACCGCATCCTTTTCGCCCCAACCAAAGCTGCCGAAATCTTCGGCGAAATTCGAAAGGGCACTTGGATCGACCAGACGGCGATGTTCCCCGTCGTTGAGCAGACCGGCGAAGTGTCGAGCTATGGCGACTACAACGACAACGGCAGAGCCGGCGCCAACATGAATTGGCCGCAGCGCCAGTCCTATCTGTTCCAGACGATTTCCGAGTATGGCGAGCTGGAAATCGAGCGCGCCGGCCTTGGCCGCGTCAATTGGGTTGGCGAGGTGGATGGCGCCGGCGTCACGGTGCTCGCACGATTCCTCAACACGACCTACTTCAAGGGCGTGCAGGGCTTGCAGAACTATGGCCTTCTCAACGATCCGAACCTGGCGGCTCCGATCACCCCGGCGCCGAAGGCTTACGGCGGCGTGAAATGGATCAACAACGGCCAGATCGTCGCCACCGCGAATGAGATCTATTCCGACCTCCAATCACTGTGGCTGCAGCTCGTTACCCAGACAGCCGGCCTGGTCGACCAGAACACCAAGATGACACTGGCCATGTCGCCGGAATCGCAGCTTGCCATGACCGCGACCAACTCGTTCAACGTCAATGTTGAGGACCTGCTCAAGAAAAACTTCCCGAACCTTCGCGTCGTCTCGGCGGTGCAATATAGGGCGGAGACAGCGATCAACCCGACGGGCATCTCAGCCGGCAACGTGGTTCAGTTCATTGCCGACGGCATCGATGGTCAGCAGACCGGCTATTGTGCGTTTAACGAAAAGCTCCGCGCTCATCCAATCGTGCGCGCGCTCTCCTCGTGGAAAAAGAAAATGTCCAGCGGCACCTGGGGCGCGATCATCCGGCAGCCGATGGGCATTTCCCAGATGGTGGGCGTTTAGATGGCGTAGAGATAGTATTGCGCGCCCCAATACGAGCCGCATTCATCCACTGGTTTGGGGCTGGGACGAAGTAGGCTTGCGCCTAAGGCGTTCCAGACAGGCGACCGCTGCACGGCTTCAAGGATTGCAGGAACACTACAGCGTCATACGGCAACAACATACGCGCTTGTGCCGCAAGTCTGCTCACCAGTTCTTGTTGGCGGGCAATGATTTGCTCGCCTTCACGGTCTCTGCCATCTCGACTGGTGTTCCCGTCGGCATAGCACCTATCGGCGCTTGATCTCCGCACCGTGGGCGATCAAACCTGCCTCGTCCGTGGTTCCAGCCTGAAAGCGCCGAGCAGAATTGAAGCTAACCATTCCCTCTCAGCAGCATGCGCGTTAACCGCGAGAACCTTTTTCAAGACGCGTTCAATCATGGCCATATCATCTGGTCCGATGTTTCCTTGGGATCAAAGCCGCTGCCGGCTCCGCAGCTTGTCCTGCCTGCTTGCCGGCTGCCGCGGGGGTTTTGCCTGCGCTGTGCTGGCTTGAGGCTCGGCTGCTGCAGCGGCGCAAGGCCGTTTACGGACAGCGAGTGGCCAATGTCTCATCCAAAATGAATGAGGCTTGAAGCATCATGATATTTGTATTATCCATTGATACCGCAGACTCAGACAAAGGTTCTGGCCGATGATCACTGCTGCGCAGATGCGCGCCGCGAGGGCGTTGGCCGGTATCGACCAGCGAACTCTTGCCGAGCGCGCCGGAGTTTCGCTTCCGACGATACAGCGCATGGAGGCGAGCGAGGGTGTCGTGCGAGGCGTTGTCGACACGTTGATGAAGGTCATCCAGGCCCTTGACGAGGTTGGCGTGGAACTGATCGGCGAGAACCAGACCAGCGAGCGCGGCGGCAGGGGCGTACGCCTCAAGGCCACCGTGGCGCAGAACCCGCAAGGCTGAGCCGCAACCGCATCCGCCCCGGAAACCCTTGCCGGTTTCGGGCAGCGCAATGCGGGGTCGCAACAGTTATCGCGACGGCGACCGCCGACATGCAGCCGACGATCCCGCCGCCCTTTGGAGCGGAATATGGTCATGGATCAGGCTCGGCCTGCAATTCACCATCAAGCACGGCCGACATTCGCCGAGCTGTTCACACCAAAGCTGGTGACGGTGCTGCGCGAGGGCTACCACCTCAAGCAGCTGAGGGCGGATGTGATCGCCGGCCTGACAGTCGCCATCGTGGCGCTGCCGCTGTCGATGGCGATCGCGATCGCCTCGCATGTGGAGCCCGAGCGCGGACTGTTTACGGCGATCATCGGCGGTTTCATCGTCGGCGCGCTTGGCGGCAGCAGGTTCCAGATCGGCGGGCCGGCCGGCGCCTTCATCGTGGTCGTGGCCTCCGCTGTCGATCATCACGGCGTTGACGGACTGATCCTGGCAATGCTCATGGCCGGCGTCTTCCTGCTCGCGGCCGGTTATCTGAGACTCGGCGCCTATGTGAAATTCATTCCCTATCCGGTGACCGTTGGTTTCACCGCAGGCATTGCCGTAATCATCCTGTCCAGCCAGTTGCATGACCTGTTCGGCCTGACTCTGCCGGGGAAGGAGCCCGGCGACCTGTTGCCCAGGCTTATCGCGCTTGGCAAGGCGGCCGGAACGGTAAATCCAGCGGCCATTGCCGTCGCCACGCTGACGATAGGGATCATCGTGGGCATGAAGCGCTGGCGGCCTTCATGGCCGGGCCTCCTGGTCGCGGTGGCGGCGGCCTCGCTCGCCACGACGCTTCTCGGCCTTCCCGTCGAAACGATCGGCACCCAGTTCGGCGGCATTCCGCGGATCTTGCCCGACCCGACTCTGCCGGCCTTCGACGCGCATAAGCTCGTCTCTGCAGTACCCGACGCAATTTCCTTTGCCCTGCTCGGAGCAATCGAATCGCTGCTGTCGGCTGTGGTCGCGGACGGCATGACCGGCCGACGGCACCGCTCCAACTGTGAACTGGTGGCGCAGGGCATCGCCAATATCGGCTCGGCGCTGTTCGGCGGGATCTGCGTGACCGGACTGATCGCGCGCACGGCGACCAACATCCGCGCCGGCGCGCATGGACCGTTGTCGGGGATATTCCATTCCGCCTTCCTGCTGCTGTTCATGGTGGTGGCTGCCCCGCTTGCCAGCTACATCCCGCTGGCGGCGCTCGCCGGGGTGCTGGCCACCGTGGCCTGGAACATGGTGGAGAAGCCCGCCTTCCTGGCGCTGATCCGATCGTCCTGGGGCGATGCCCTGGTGCTGCTGGTAACCTTCGGACTTGTCATCTTCCGCGACCTCACCACCGGCATCGTGATCGGTTTTGCGCTGGGCGCCTTGCTGTTCATCGGTAGGATGGCACGTTCGGTCGAGGTAGAAGCGCATGTCCCGCCGGTGACGGACGACCGCGCCGATGATGAGAACGGCGGCCGCCTCGCCTACGATCTTGGCTCAGCCACGGATCCCGACACCGTCATCTATCGCATATCCGGTGCTTTCTTCTTCGGCGCGGCGGCAACGGTCGCCACGGTGCTCGACCGCATCGCGGACCAGAGCAAGAACTTCATACTCGACTGCTCGGCAGTGCCTTTTCTCGATTCGACCGCGGCAAACGTGATTGAAAGCACCGTGCACAAGGCAGGGCGGGCCGGAGGACGCTTCATCATCGCGGGCGCCTCGTCGCAGGTGAGGCGCACACTGATAAGCCATGGCGTCAAGCGGCCGCTGGTGACCTATGCCGCCTCGATCCGTGACGCGCGGGCGCAGCTGGACGAAAAAGCGGAGACTGCGTAGGCGCCCTGCTCACACCGGCGCTTCGATCGGCTCGGCTAGCTTCGGCGCGCGCGGCGATCAGGCATCAGGCGACGGAAGGCTTTGGCGCATGAGGTCGGGACTCTGACTAAACCGGACTGAGGTGGGTAGCGAGCGGTCGAGCCGTCCCAACTCTTTCTATGCCCGAGGCGCAAACAGCGCCCGATCATCACCGAGACGAACTCTCCGGCAATCGGCGATTGGATTCGGCGAGGGGCACCATCATCTTCGCGGATGCTCTGAGAGAAACAGCCGCCCCACGGCTGTGAGCTGGGTTCGATTCCCAGCATCCGCTCCACCGACGCCATCGGCGACGGCCACCGCCTTTCCACCAACCGGAGTAAATCAATGTCCACGACTGTCACTGTTGCCTGCAAGCTTCCGCATGGCCTCGTCCTGCGCCTTCACGAGATGGTCGAGCAGAACGAACCGACGGCCGGCGGCAGCTTCCGCAAGGTGAAACGCGCCCAGGTGATCGGCCAGCCGGTCGTCCTCAAAGGCTATCTGCGCCGCTTCGACCGACGCAAGGAGCCCGCCCCGATGGCGCAGGACAGCAGCTATGCCCTGACACATGGCGTCGATGCCGATTTCTTCAAGAAGTGGCTCGAGCAGAACAAGGACCTCGACGCGGTCAGGAACAACCTCGTCCGGGCGCATACCGAAACTGACATGGTCGAGGGCTTCATCAAGGAGCATGAGGCGCAGAAGTCGGGCCTCGAGCCGATCGATCCGAACAACCTGCCGCGCGGCATCCAGCCCTATAAGGCGGACGCGGCGGCTTAAAACCACAACGCCCGGGGAGGTCTGCCATGGGCGTCATCGTCGCTTTCAGCTTCGCGAACTTCGTGGCCATCTACCCGCAGTTCGCGATGCTGAGCCAGCCGCAGGTCCTCCAGGGCGCGCTGCCCGTCGCGCAGCTCTATTGCCGTAACGATGGCGGAGGCCCCGTGAGCAATACCGAGACCCAGACGACGCTGCTCAACCTCATGGTCGCCCACATCTGCCAGCTCATGTACGGCGCCAACGGTCAGGCGCCGGCCGGGATCGTGGGACGCGTCTCGAATGCTGCCGAGGGCAGCGTGTCGGTGCAGGCCGACTTCCCCGTGACGCCCAACAACGCCTGGTTCATGCAAACCCAATTCGGCGCGGCTTACTGGCAGGCCACCGCCGCCTACCGGACCATGCGCTACATCCCCGGCCCGCGCCGCGCCTTCAACCCCTGGCCTAATCGCTAGCGGGTTGCGTGGGTGTGTCGGTTGGGAGCTGTTCATTCATCAACGTGGATATCGCCGTGATGATCTGCGGCATGAAGAACGGTTTGGTGATCATGATGCTGTTCGGAACGCCTTCGGCGCCCCACTGGCTGGCGCTATCGCCGCTGACATAAACAACCGGGATCGTGGAATTAACCTGACGTACATGGCGAGCGACCTCCCAACCGGAGGGACCGGGACCAAGACGTACGTCAGAAACTAGCGCTTTGAATGCGTCCGGCGCTTCGTCAAATGCCGCGATAGCGGCAGATGCGCTGCCAACGCCGACCACCTCGAATCCCGCTTCCTCCAGCCCTGTTTCAAGATCGAGCAAGATCATTGTCTCGTCTTCAACGACCAGAACAGCGCCGTTGCTCATGTGAGGCGTCCCCGAGGTCACCGCTAACCCGCAACGAGTGCTTTAGTTCCAGCGATATAAGTGAAAGGACCATTCTCATGGACATTCTTGCTCAGTTGCTGCGCGAGTTCCGCGCCTTCCGCAAGCACGCGGAAGATCGCATCCAGACCCTTGAGCGCAGCCTGCGCCTCGCTTCCCCGGCCCCCCTCGAGCTGCCGTCTGAGACCCCCGCCGCTCCGGTCGTCACCGATGGCACAAATGGCACGACCGGCGCTACCGGCGCGGCCGACACCACGGGCGCAACCGGTGCCACGGGCGCGGCGACCGATGCCGGCGCGACCGGTGCCACGGGAGCAACCGGCGCCGCCGATCCGAAGGCCAAGGCGAAGGCGTAAGGCAATGGTCGAGCTCTCCGGCGGCGACAAGCTCGCCGCGAGGCTGGCCGACATAGCCAAGAGCCTGCAGAAGGCCGTCTCGGTCGACGTCGGCTTCCTGGAGGGCGCGACCTATCCCGACGGCACCTCCGTCCCGCTGGTCGCGGCGCTGAACGAGTTCGGCAGCCGCGACACGCCGCCCCGCCCGTTCTTCCGGGGCATGATCGAAGACAAGAGCCCTGAGTGGCCCGACGCCGTCGGCAACCTCCTGGTCGCGAACGGCTACGACGCTGAAAAGACGCTGGGCCAGACGGGCGAGGCCATCAAGGGCCAGTTGCAGGCGGCGATCACCGCCTATGACGGCCCGCCGCTGCAGCCCGCCACCATCGCCCGCAAGGGCAACGACAAGCAGCTCGTCGACACCGGCCACATGCTGGCGTCGGTCGACTATGCCGTCAAGAAATCCTGAACCCGGAGACCACTACGATGAGGGCCGTCCTATTTTCGAGCAACCTCGGCGACATTCCAGCCGACCTTGCATTCAAGAACAACTTCGCGGCCGTGACCGATCCGGCCGCCGCTAACGACTCGAGCGAGGGTTATCAGGTCGGCTCGGCCTGGGTGAACACCGCGACCGACACCGCGTTTGTCTGCGTCGATGCGACCCCTGGCGCGGCCATCTGGACGGCCACCGCACAGGTCGGCAGCACGCAGGGCGCCCCGGCAGCGCACACCGTCTCCGGCACGCTCACGCCCGCCGATCTGCTCACGCGCATCATCACCATCCAGCAGGGCGCCGGCGCTGCCTCAGTGCAGCAGCTCCCGACCGGTGCAGCGCTCCAGGCAGCGCTGCCGGCCGACTTTGAGGCCAACGACTCCTTCGACGTCTCGGTGATCAACACCTCCATCGTCGATGCCGAGGATGCCACCATCACCACCAACGCCGGCATGACGCTGGTCGGTTCAATGGACTTCCCGGCGCATAGCAGCGCCACGATCCCGTCGAGCGGCATCCTGCGCTTCCGCAACACGGGCGCCGGCACCTTCACGGTCTACCGCGTCGGCTGATCGACCATGAACCTGCACGGGATCGTCTCGGCGGCGATCGGGACGGTGAACCCGTTCGTGACCGCCACGCTGAAACGGTCTAGCGGCTACACCACGGCGGCCGACGGCACGCGCACCCCGAGCTTTGTCGACGTGCCCAGCGTCTCTCTGCAGGCGCAGTCGCTTACCTACAACGATCTGCAGCTGCTCGACGGACTCAACATTCAGGGCGTGCGCCGCGCCGTCTACCTCAACGGTTCGGCCCTCGGCGTGGTGCGAGAGCTGCAGGTCGGCGGCGATCTCTTTGTCTTCCCTGCCGGCACTTTCCCGGAAGGCGACACCTGGCTCGTAGCACTCGTGCTCGAGTCGTGGCCCGACTGGTGCAAGTGCGCCCTGACCCTGCAAATGGATGGAGCCTGATATGGCGAACGGAACCTTCATGGTGCCATGCCCCGCCGGCCAGTGGACTAAGGTCGCCGACGGGGCCAACTATTCATCGGCTCTGTTGCAGGTGACAAGCATAGGCGGCGTGCTGGCAGCGATCGCCGACAGCCAGCCTGCGGAGGGTGCCTCGAACGGCGTCCTGCTCTCCCAGAGCTTCGTTCCGTTCCCGCTCGCCGCCGGCGACCAGGTCTGGTGCCAGCCGGTCGGCGCCAGCGAGGCCACGGTGCGCGGGATCGGCACCAGCGTCTGATGAGCGGCCCGGTCCCCAGCCAGTCTGGCATCCAGACGGTCCTGCGCAGCTTTCTGCTGCAAATCCTGCCCGCCGGCGTCGAGGTGATATCGGCGCAGGACAACCGCGTCCCGGAGCCGGCTGGCGATTTCGTCACCATGACGGTGAGCCGCCGCGGTCGCCTCTCGACCAACGTCGACACCTATCAGGACTGCGCCTTTGAGGCCTCCATCGCCGATGCGGTGATGACAGTCACTCAGGTCTCCTTCGGCGCGCTCCTGGTAGGGGCGAGCGTCTTCGGAACGCCGGTGACAGCAGGCACGGTGATCAGCGAGCAGACCGGCGGTATGCCGAGCGGCGTCGGAACCTATACCATCACGCCGGCGCAGACCGTGCCAGCGCAGATCCTGTCGAGCGGTGCCGAGACCATCGTGCAACCCACCGACGTCGTCATCCAGCTTGACGTGCACAGCGCGTCCGATGGCAGCGCGTCCGACATGGCGCAGACGATCGCCACCCTGATCCGCGATGAGCGGGCGACTCGGTATTTCGCGGATGCCGGCATGGATGGCGCGCCGCTCTATGCTGACGATCCCAAGCAGGTCCCGTTCTTCAACGGCGAGCAGCAATACGAGACCCGCTACGTCGTCGACGTGCACCTGCAGGCCAACCAGGCAATTGGCCTGCCACAGCAATTCGCCGACCAAGCCGTGATCGACGTCGCCAACGTCGAAACGACTTTCCCGGCCTGACCCTCAAACAGAAAGGACCTGGTCCATGACGACCATCCCGGCCTCGCAGCTTGTGAACGTCGTTCCGAACGTTCTCAACGCGGGCGGCAACGCGCTCGTGATGAACGGCCTCGTGCTGACCCAAAACACCCGCGTCCCGATTGGGCAGGTGCTGTCGATCCCGAACGACGGCGTGTCGGTCTCGAACTTCTTCGGCGCATCGGCCGAGGAGACCGAGATCGCGGCCGTCTATTTCAACGGCTTCAACAACTCGACGCAGAAGCCCGCGACCATCCTCTTCACGCAGTATCCCTCGGTCGCGGTCGCGGCCTATCTGAGGGGCGGCAAGGCCAATCAGCTTTCGCTGGCGCAGCTCCAGGCTTTGAGCGGCACGCTCTCGGTTGATATCGACAGCTATGTGCGCACCGCGAACGCGATCGACCTTTCGAGCGCGAACAGCTTCTCGGCCGCCGCGGCGCTGATCCAGACCGACCTGAATGCCAGCTTGCCGCAAGCCGCGTCCGTGACTGGCGCGATCGCCGCCACGACCGCCGCGGTGACTGCGTCCATCGCCGGCAGCGTCATGTACGTGAACGGCGTCACGTCGGGCACGCTGGTCGCCGGCGCGGCCCTTTCCGGCTCTGGCGTTTCGGCCGGAACGCAGATCACGACCCAGCTGTCGGGCACGCCGGGCGGCATTGGCGAGTATGCGGTCTCGATCGAGCAGGTGGTGCCGAGCGAGGCGATCACGGCGACCTACGGCACGCTCACGGTCAGCGCCGTCGCATCCGGCACCCTAGCAGTCGGCCAGACGCTGGCCGGGGTCGGTGTCACAGCCGGCACGCACATCACGCAGCTTGGCACCGGCGAGGGCCTGACCGGCACATACTTCGTCGACCAGACCCAGACGGTGGCGAGCGAGACCATCACGGCTGCCGCCACGCCGCTGGAGGTCTCCTACGACTCGGTCGCCGGCGGCTTCGTCATCACCTCTGGCGTTGCCGGCGCGGCCTCTTCCGCTGCCTTCGCCACCGGTTCGGTCTCGGACGGTCTCTTCCTGACGCAGGCTACCGGCGCGACCCTCTCTCAGGGCGCCGATGGAACGACGCCTGCCGCTTTCATGGCCGGGATCACCCAGATCACCCAGAATTGGGCGACCTTCATGACGATCTTTGATCCCGATGGCGGTTCGGACAACGCGCAGAAGCTGGCCTTCGCCGAATGGGTCAACAACACCAACAAGCGCTTTGCCTATATCGCATGGGACACGGACATCACGCCGACCGAGGGGAACGATGCGACGTCCAGCTTCGGCAACATCGTCAAGAGCGCCAATCTCGACGGCACCTGCGCGATCTACCAGCCTGCCGGTGGCATGACGACGCCCGAGCAGATCGCCGCCTTCATCTGCGGCGCGGCAGCCTCGATCGACTTCCAGCAGACCAACGGCCGCATCACATTCGCATTCCGGGGGCAGGATGGCCTGGTGGCTGGCGTCACCACGGCGACGGTGGCGAGCAACCTGATCGCCAACGGCTATAACTTCTACGGCGCCTACGCGACGGCAGCGCAGCAGTTCCTGGAGTTCCAGAACGGCACGGTGTCGGGCGAGTTCGAATGGCTGGACAGCTACGTCAATCAGATTTGGCTGAACAACCAGCTCCAGCTTGCCCTCATGGAGCTGCTCCAGAACATCAACTCGGTGCCGTACAACGCGGCTGGCTATGAGCTGATCAAGGCGGCATGCCTCGACCCGATCAACCAGGCGCTCAACTTCGGTGCCATCCGCGCCGGCGTGACGCTGTCGGCGCTCCAGATCGCGCAGATCAACTCGGCGGCCGGCCTCAAGGCGAGCGACACCCTCCAGCTGCAAGGCTGGTATCTCCAGGTCAAGGACGCAACTCCGCAGGTGCGCCAGGCCCGCCAGAGCCCGCCGATCAACTTCTGGTACATGGACGGCGAGTCCGTTCAGGTGATCGAGCTCACCTCGACCCTCGTCCAGTAAGCGGCAACCCCATCCCTTCAAGGAGCTAGATCATGTCGTCTCTGACGGCCGCGAACGCGGTCATTACGCTTGCGGTGGCGAACCTCTTCCCGACACCGTTCCAACTGCAGGGCTTCTCGGCCGACAACATCTACGACCTGGATAGCGTCGACCAGGTCGAGACCGCCATGGGCGTCGATGGCATCCTGTCCGGCGGCTTCGTCTACAACCCGATCAACCAGACGTTCGTGTTGCAGGCCGATTCCCCGTCGATCGCCTTCTTCGAAACGTGGGCTGCGACGCAGGTCCAGGCCAAGGACGTCTATACCGCGAACGGCTCGACGACGCTGCCGTCGCTCGGGCGCTCCTACATCTCCACCAAGGGGTTCCTGGTGAGCCTGCCGCCGATGCCGGCGGCCGCCAAGATCCTGCAGCCGCGCCGCTTCGCGATCCGCTGGCAGAGCGTTCAAAGCGTCCCGAACTGAGGTAATCCATGCGTAAAGAGATCGACGTCACGATCGCGGATGACGGCCGTGATCAGGGCAAGACGTTCCACATCCGAGAGATGCCGGCGACGCGCGCGGAAAAATGGGCGATGCGCGCGCTCCTCGCCGTGGCTCGCTCCGGCGTCGAGCTCCCCGACGACTTCGCCTCAATGGGCATGCAGGGAATTGCCATCGTCGGCATCCGCGCGATCACCAAGATCGCCTTCGAGGATGCCGAGCCGCTGCTCGACGAGATGATGGAATGCATCACCATCAAGCCCGATCCCCGTAATCCCGCCATCCAGCGCCCGCTGATCGAGGGCGACGTCGAGGAGATCTCGACGCTGATCCAACTGCGGCAGGAGGTGATCAACCTTCACGTCGGTTTTTTTACAGCCGGCGGCCAGTCGAAATCGATCTCGACACAGTCGCCGGTGTCCAGCTCCTCGAATACGGCAACGTCACCCGAGCCATCGGTCAGGTTCTCTCAAAGGGCAAAACCTCGCTCCGCGAGCTAGACGAGTGGCTGTCGATCGAGGACGTCCACGACCTTCTCGAGGTGGCGATGGTCGATGCCCACAACCTGATGCTGCTGAGGAAAAGGGACGAGAATGCCAACGGTCATTGATAGCCTGATCGTCACGCTCGGTCTCGATCCCAAGGACTTCACCGATCAGCAGAAGAAGACGTCCGAGAGCTGGCTCAAGACGGTCAACGCTTTCCGGAAGGGCGGCAAGGACGTCGAGGAAAGTTCGAAGAGGGCCGCCGAGACCGTCAACCTGATCACGCGGCGCGTGCTCGAACTCTTTGCGGTCATCACGGGCAGCCAGGCGCTCAGCGAGTTTGTGCGCAAGCTCACCAATGCAGACGCCTCGCTTGGCCGCTTCGCCTCGAGTCTCGGTGAATCGCCCCAGCGCATCGCGGCCTGGGAGAATGCGGCCGAGCGTTTCGGCGGCTCGGCCGACGCCACAGCGTCGACCTTGGAGCGCGTCAACAAGCAGCTCTACAACCTCAACAAGAACGGCGAGGCGCTGCCGCGCGAGTTCTCGCAGCTGCAAGCCTGGACCGGCATGCGGATTGACCCCAACCATGGGCTCGATCGCTACCTGTCCGATGTCGCCGCGGCTTTGCAGAGGCTTCACCAGATCGACGCCGGCGCGGCCCACAACGTCGCGCAGGCGCTGGGCATCGACCCGGCGACCGAGCAGCTCATGTACAAGATGGGCCGCAACATCGACGACTATCTGGGCAGGCTGGAAAAGAGCCTGTCGCCTACCAACGAGGCGATTCAGTCCGCGCAGAAGCTGCAAGCAAGCTGGGCCGAATTGCTCCAGCACCTAATTGCGCTCGCCAACGCCATCTACGACAAGCTCGGCCCGGTCCTGGTCGAGGCGGCGGACAAGATGACGGCCTGGATCGAGAAGAACCAGGACTGGATCCGGACTGGCATCGTCGATGCGGTCAAGAAGTTTATAGACTTCCTCGAAAAGATCGACTGGCACGCCGTCGGTACCGGCATGCAGAATTTCGCGACGGGCGCGAAAGAGGTGGTCGACGGGGTCGGCGGCATCGTCCATGCCACCGAGATCCTGTTCGGCCTGTGGCTCGGCGCAAAGTTTCTCCGGGTTCTCGCCAATATGCGCATGCTCGCCGCAGGCGGTACTCGCGCGGGCCTGGGGTTCCTCAGCACGATTTCAACGGGCGTTGGAATGCTTCTTGCCGGCGCGGCCGCGATCAAATGGGGCGGGTCGCACCTGCGCGCTGATCCTCATGCCGGAGATCACGGCACGATCGGCAACTTCCTTATGCGGCACCTGCGCAAGGCGCCGGAAACGACGGTCGATGGCAAGTCCGTCTCCAAGAGCAATCCGCTTCCCGTCACCGTCACCGATCAGAAAGGCGAAGGCGGCTTCTGGAGTAACCTGGTCAGCAGCGTCGGCAGTTTGTTCGGCGCTGGGACCACCGGCGGCTCGGCCGGCAAGGCTGGAGCGCTCGTCGGCGGCATGGCCGGGAGCGACGGTCCGAGCGGGCCGCAACGGGCGTCGAGTGGCACCCGCGGCTGGTGGACGCCCGAACGGCAAGCGCAGGCTTATCAGACGCTCACGGCCAGCGGCGTGTCGGATGCGGGCGCGCGCGGTCTCGTGTCCCGCTGGATGAATGTCGAGGCCGCCGGCGGCCCTGGCACGGCCAACAGCATCGGCGCAGTGGGAATAGGCCAGTGGCTGTCTCCCCCTCGCAAGCGCGCGCTGATGGCCTTTGCCAAGGCGCGGGGTAAGAACTGGAATGACTTCGACACGCAACTGCAGTTCGCGCTGTCGGAGATTAATGGGGCTGAGAACCGGTCTGGTCGGGCGTTGCGCAATGCCAAGACTGATGCCCAAGGAGCCACGGCCGCATCGATGTATGAACGCGCCGAAGGCTACAACGCCTGGACCGGGACGGATAACTTCACGGGCCGGACCTACCGGGGCATGAAGGCGATCAACACTGGCGCCGCATCGGCCGCGCTGTCGAACATTTACAGCACGCATACGGCCACGACGTCGAACAGCTCGGTCGAGGCCCATATCGGCAAGATCGAGGTTCACAGCCAGGCCACCGATGCCAACGGCGTTGCGGCAGACATCAACGACGCGCTCAGCCGGCGTTTGTTCACCGCGCAGGCAAATAGTGGATTGGCGTGATGGCCGGCATTCTTGAACTTCTGACGCGGGACGCCTTCGGGTTGCTGTCGAGCGCCTTCGGCCTGCAGCCATGGGGCATCTACTTCGGCGGTGTGCCGGTGATCATCGCCGACAACATCGTGGAGGTGCAGTATCGCCAGCAATGGTCGATCTCGGACTTCCCGGTCGAGCAGGGAGCGTTTCAGAGCTACGACAAGGTCCAGATACCCTATGATGCTCGGCTGCGCTTCACCGCCGGCGGATCGGCCGCAAACCGCGCCGCGATGCTTGCGTCGATCGCGGCCGTCGCCGGCGACACCAACCTCTATGACGTGGTGACGCCGGAGGCGGTCTACCTCTCCTGCAACATCACCCACTACGACTATAGCCGGCGCTCGAATGAGGGGATGGGGCTTCTGTCGGTCGATATCTGGCTGATCGAAGTGCGGCAGGCCGCCAGCGCCGCCATGTCGAACACCCAGGATCCGAGCGGCGCTTCTCAGGTCAATGGCGGCACTGTCCAGACCGCGCCGGCGAGCAGCGCGCAGCTCGCGCAATTCCAGACATCGTCTGGGCTGCCGGCCGGAGGCTTCTGATGGTCATCATCCCACTGCAGGCGGTGCCAAACCAGGCGGTCGGCGTGACGCTGGACGGTCAGGTCTCGCAGATCAGCCTTTATCAAAAGAACACCGGCCTGTTCATCGACCTCTATGTCGACAACGTGCTCGTGATAGGCGGAGTGATCTGCCAGAACCTCAATCGGATCGTCCGGTCGCTCTATCTCGGCTTCTCCGGCGATCTGATCTTCATCGACAACCAGGGCGACACCGACCCGTATTACACCGGGCTCGGCACGCGTTACAGCCTCGCCTTCGTATCGGCGAGCGAGCTTCCGGCCGGCCAGGGCTAAGATTTTGGGTCAGGTCCGCAGGGCGAGGAGGGAGTAGACTACCGCGCGGGCCTTCGCCTCACCGAGCCGAAGCGCCAGATATTGGCTCGCCCCGATCATGTTGGCGATGGCCTCTTCGACGGCATGCTTGTGTCCGCCGGTAGGAGCCTCTCGGCCCACGTATTGCATGGCAGCGGCCATTATTGCCTTGCTACGACGCCGGTCTAGCGGCAGAGCGCCCGACACATCAATCGAGGTTCCCATCGCAGGGATTGAGGTCGCTGCGGGGCGTGTGGTATTCCGCTGGGTAGCCATGGGGAGCCTCTCATCAGGTTCGCTTCGGTTAGGGTCGGTTGGAGGTTGCTGCTTCCTTCCGGCCCGCTATCCACGCTATCAAGTGTATAGGCTGGTATAGCCAAGCAAACTAACTTGTAACCGACTTGGTTACAAGAGGCTTTACTGCGAAATTTCTGGGTTTTGCTTAGTTGTCCGGGTGCTGGAGCACGTCGGCGGCGATAACCTTCAAGCCGCCGATACACTGGTCTTCGGTGCGGTGCGCCTCCTCGCAGAAGTGCATGTATCCGGACGCCACGACGTCGCAAGAATTCTCGACCAATGCAGCCGCGGCATCGTCACCAAGAACCGTGATCTGATGCAGCTTGTCCCTGAAATGGAGCGCGGCGTCGCGGTAGCATTTGCCGACGTTCGTCGCATTCAACATCAGGTTGTCCATCGTGTTGCTGGCGCCAGCCGGCACGCAGCACGCCACGATCATTCCGATCGCCAGATATCGCCTCATCGACCGATCTCCTCAAAAAGCAGGGCGTAACCCAAAATGGCCTTCAGCCAGAAGCGAATTTCGGTCGAGTTCGAGCTGGCAAACGGTCAGTTTGAAGGCGGCGGCAACACCGCAGAGGTATTCGGGCTGCGCGTCGCCTGCAACATCGTCAACGCCGGGCAAGGCTCGGGGCAAGCGGAAATTTCGATCTGGGGCCTGCCGCTGGCTCTGATGAACCAGCTATCCACCGTCGGTTCACAGTATCTCCAAATGTACAAGAACGGCATTTCGGTGCTCGCTGGAGACGACGCGACCGGCCAGAACGTCGTGTGGACTGGCACCATCGTTTACGCCTATGTCGACGCGCAGGCGATGCCCGACGTGTGCTTCCGGATCAGCTCGCTCCCGGGGGTCTTCCATGCCGCAAAGCCGATCCCGCCGCTGAGCATCAAGGGCTCCGGCGACGCCTCGCAGATGATGAAATCTCTCGCGGGGCAGATGGGCCTGGCGTTCGAAGACGCCGGCGTCAAGGTGAAGTTCGCCAACCCCTACTATCCGGGCACGGCGTGGACGCAGATGCTGGCGATCGCGCGCGACGGCGGCTTCGACGTCGGCATCGATCGCGGCACGATGGTCATCACGCCGCCGGGCAAGGCGCGAAACAGCGACACGGTGCTGATTTCGAAAGAGACCGGCATGGTCGGCTACCCGTTCTTCCAGCAGGCCTTCGTGCTGGTCCGCGCGCTCTACAATCCGGCCGTAAAGTATCAGGGCAAGGTGCAAATCCAGAGCGACCTGACGCCGGCCAGCGGCACATGGAAGGTCAACCGCCTCGAGTATCAGTTGGAGGCAATGATGCCCCACGGAAAGTGGTTCATGCTCCTCGAATGCATCGCCGTTGATGCCTCGGCGCCGGCATGAGCGGGCAGGGTTATTTCGGTCAGCAGACCACGTCGGATGACACTGCTAAGATCAACCGACTTCGCTTCCTCATCCGCCAGGAGCTGGCGCAGGCGCGCACGGGCATCCCCGTCAAGGTCGTCGCGGTGCACGGTGGCGGCGTCGGCGCGCCGCCCACGGTGGATGTGATGCCGCTGATCAATCAGACCGACGGGCAGGGCAACCAGACGCCCCACGGCGTCATCTATGGCATCGCCACGATGCGCAACCAGGGCGGCACCAACGGCATCATCAACGATCCGAAGGTCGGCGACATTGGCCACATGACGATATCGGACCGCGACATCTCGGCCCTGAAAGCCAACGGCGGAGCCCAATCAAACCCGGGCAGCTTCCGCCGCGGCAACATGTCGGACGGCATCTACCAGGGCGTGATCGCCAATCCGGCCAACCAGGACCAGGCCGTCCAGTTCACCGAGGGCGGCATCAAGCTCTTCGACAAGAACGGCCAGGTCATCGAGTTCGCGGCCGGCTCGATCACCATCACCACGGCACAGCTGCGGGTGACGGGCGACGTCATCGCCGGCGCCGGCGGCGAGAACATCAGCGTGCTCAACCATCTTCACACAAACGTCCAGCCCGGCGGCGGCACGTCAGGCCCACCGGAGCCGGGAACATGAAGACGCTCCTTCTCGACACCGACACCTGGGACCTGGTGGCCGACGCGTCGGGCAACATCGCCGTCGCCGACGAGCCCTATGCGCTGGCGCAGGACGCCGCGAGCGCAATCAGGCTGTTCGCGGGCGAGCTCTACTACGACACCACGCAGGGCATTCCCTACTTCGACCAGATCCTGGGCAAGGCACCGCCGGTCTCGCTCATGAAGGCGTACTTCAATCGCGCCGCGCTGACGGTGCCCGGCGTGGTCTCGGCGCAGACCTTCATCCAGTCCTGGACCGATCGGACTGTCACCGGCCAAGTGCAGGTGACGGACGCGGCCGGCAACACCACCGCAGCGGGCTTCTAGCACATGGTCGACACTACCAACGTTCCCCCGCCGCAGTGGACGGACACGGGGTTCCTGATCCCGTCGGCAGCGGAGGTGCTGGCCGGCGTGACCGAAGACATCAACGGCGCGTTCGGCGGCGTCCTCAATCCCGCACTGAACACGCCGCAGGGGCAGCTCGCGAGCAGCGAAACGGCGGTGATCGACGAGGTCAACTCGACCTTTCTCTATTTCACCAACCAGGTCGATCCCGCCTATGCGACCGGTCGCATGCAGGATGCCATCGCGCGCATCTACTTCATCGAGCGAAACCCGGCCCAGCCGACGGTCGTGCAGGCGCTCTGCAATGGCTTGCCGGGCGTCGCCATTCCGGCGGGCTCGCTGGCTCTTGCCGAGGATGGCAACCAGTATCTGTGCACTGAGGATGGCGTCATCGGCGTAGACGGCACTGTCACCTTGCCGTTCGAGTGCCTGGTGGTCGGCCCGATCCCATGCCCTACCGGAAGCCTCGACCAGATTTACCGAGCCATCCCCGGCTGGGATTCGATCACGAACCCGGATGACGGCGTGCTGGGAAACAACGTCGAGAGCCGGTCGGCGTTCGAGGCGCGGCGCGCTGCGTCGGTCGCGCTGAACTCGCAGGGCTCCCTGCCGTCGGTGCTCGGCGCGGTGCTCGACGTTCCAAACGTCATCGATGCGTTCGTGACCGAGAACGACAGCAACGACGTGCAGGTGATCGGCGGCGTCTCGATCTATCCGAACTCGATCTATGTCGCCGCGGTGGGTGGCGATGCGGACGATATCGCCCGCGCGATCTGGAGCCGCAAAGCGCCGGGCTGCGCTTATAACGGCAACACGACTGTCACGGTCTACGATGAGAGCCCGGGCTACGTTCCGCCGTATCCGGCCTATCGGGTGAGCTTCGAGATCCCCGATCCGCTGGCGATCCTGTTTGCGGTCAACATCGTCAACACGCACCTGGTGCCGGCGGACGCGGCGGCGCAAGTCCAGGCCGCCATCGTGGCAGCGTTTGCCGGAGAGGATGGTGGGCCGCGCGCCAAGATCGGCACCACATTGTACGCGAGCCGCTTCTACGCACCTGTGGCCGCCCTTGGCTCGTGGGCGCAGATCATTTCGATCGAAATCGGCTCGAACAACAACCCGGCTGCAAGCTTCACCGGCCAGATCGCAGGAACGACGTTGACCGTGTCGGCGGTCGCGTCCGGAGCGCTGGCGGTGGGGAAGGTGATTTCCGACACCACGGGAGAGCTGACAGTCGGCACGACCATCACCGCGCTCGGCACCGGCACCGGCGGCGTTGGCACTTACACCGTCTCCAACAACCTGACGGTCTCGCTGGAGAGCATGGTCGCGGCGGTGCCCGACCGATTCGACATCGGCGTCAACATCGACCAGGTGCCGACCATCTCGCCGAATGACATCATCGTAACGCTGAGCTGATCATGGAAGACACAGGCCCTCCCTATCCCAGGCCGCCGCCCGGGATACCGAACGGCTTTGGTCAGTTCTCCATTGGCGTCAGCCCGCTTGGCGACTATCCGCCGTTTGACGTCTGGCGCACGGTCATCAGCGAATATGCCAATGCCCCGACGCTGACGCGGCTGATCGGCAACATCTTCGAATATCTCGACCAGACCGCCAACTTCGACGCGTTCTTCGACTACATCTGGGACGTCGACACGGCGCAGGGCTATGGGCTCGACGTCTGGGGCCGCATCGTCGGCGTCAATCGCATCCTGCAGGTCACGGCCGGCGACTGGTTCGGCTTCCAGGAGGCGAGCCCGGGCACTGATCCGTTCGGCAATGGCGCGTTCTATTCCGGCGCGCCGCTGACGTCGAACTTCGCGCTGTCGGACGAGGCTTACCGGCTCCTGATCCTGGCCAAGGCGGCGGCGAACATCACCAATGGTTCGATCCCCGCGATCAACCAGATCCTGATGAGCCTATTCCCCAACAGGGGCAACGCCTACGTCACGGAAGGCGACAACCCGGGCACGTGGTTCGGCTTTGCTGAATCGCTGAACTGCGTCGGCTTCAACCAGGCATCGTTCTACGCGGGCTCGCTCATCGCGACGATGACGATGACCTACACCTTCACCTTCCAGCTCTCCTCCGTCGAACTCGCGATCGTCCAGAACTCCGGCGTCCTGCCGAAGCCGACTGGCGTCAAAGCATCGGTCGTCATCACCTAAGGATCTCGCCATGAAGATTTCAGCTCTGCCGACGAAATTCGCCGTTCCGTTCGGCGCGTCGGCAAGCCCCAGCTATATCCGCGCCATTCCGCTCGCCTCGCAAATCGGGATCGTGAATGGCGCGGCGTCCCTGACCGACGGCTTTCCGCCGCTCAACTTCCTGCCGGTTGGATCGGGCGGTGTGCCGCCTTTCGGCCAGGACATGAACGGCATTCTCAAGCAGATCACGCAGTGGTCGCAGTGGCAGAATGCGGGCGGTCTGGTCCCTTATGATGCAGCCTTCTCGACGGCGATCGGCGGCTATCCCTACGGTGCGGTCCTGGTCGGTGCGACGGCGGGCGTCGTCTGGCTCAGCACCGTCGACGACAACACGTCCGACCCCGATACGGGCGGCGCGAATTGGGTCAATATCGGCACCTCGTCCTACATCATGGTCGGTGTCGACTCCGGCTCGGCAAACGTCGTCACGGCCAACGTGCTTCCGGCGCCAAGCGCTTATGTCGACGGCCAGGTCTTCCTGATCCAGAAGTCGGCCTTCGACAACAACGGCGCGATGACGGGCAACATCGATGGGCTCGGCACCCATCCTATCGTCAACATGGACGGGACCCCTCTGACGGCCAAGCAATGGCCTGCGAGTGGCACCGGCATCCTCGGATTCAACAACGCGACGACGTCGTTTCGGCTGCTCAACCCGGCTGTCACCGTGGCCCCAAACGCGGGACTTTCCGCGACCGATCAGCAGGTTCTTTCGCTCAACATCCCGAGTTTGCCGTCACCCACCGGCGCGCTTTCCCTGGGCGACAGCCTTCCGCTACACGTGTTGTCGGACGGTGCGGACCGCGAGGTCACGCTC